TGAAATGGCGGCTGGCAGAACAACCAGATATCCATGTAGTAGAGTCAGACACATTTGAGTTTGCACTGCTTGATGTTTGCGGTTTTACTATCTGTGCCGCACATGGAGATCTCGATAGTATCAAATCGGCCGGCAAGACTTTGCACACTTTGTTTAGTCGGCAGTATGGAAAGAATATCGACTGTGTAATCCTCGGGGATAAACACCATCATGAGGAATTTGAGGCACTTGGCATCGACACGATTATCTCCCGCGCTTTATGCGGGACAGATGATTATGCAAATTCAAAACGATTATATTCAACGCCAGGACAAACCCTCATCTTTTTTAAGCCAGGGTATGGGCGTGACTGTACATACCATATACGATTCTCAGAGTAGCCGTGACCTTACTGCGAGGTTGCGGCTTTTCTATTTGCAACAACATTTTGTCTGACAAAGGAGCGAGGTGACTACATGCCGCGTAAAACAATTCGCACCAAAATCACTAGCCCGGAAAAGACCGCACAAATCAACAAGGGTAATATGCGGCTAAAGGACGACTTCCTTCTTTACCTGAAATCTATTCAGAGAAGCCCCGGGACAATTGCTGGGTACGACTCTGACCTGCTTATTGTGTTTACATACATACTGGACAATTTGGACAACAAGGATTTTCACAAGCTAACCAAGCGGGACATAATTGCCTTGCAGAATTGGTTGGTTGAGAATGGGAACTCTCCTGCTAGGATTCGGCGGGTCAAATCTGCAATCAGTAGCCTGTCGAATTATATTGAAAATATCCTTGCCGACGACGAGCCGGAGTACAAGGATTACCGTCCGATTGTCCGAAAGATTGAGTCGCCAGTTAATCAGCCAGTGCGAGAGAAGACGGTCTTTACAGATGAGCAGCTTCAAGGATTGCTTGATATCCTTGTTGAGAGCAAGCGGTACGATCAGGCTTGCGCAGTTGCTTTAGCTATGTATGGCGGACGTAGAAAATCAGAGTTGCTTAGGTTTAAGGCTGACTGGTTTACCCCGGACAATCTGATCTACGGGTCTCTGTACAAGACACCCGATAAGGTACGAACAAAGGGTGCTGGTGCTGGCAAGTATATTTATTGCTATACTTTGGCAAAAGATTTTAATCCGTACTATGACATATTCATGAAGTGGCGTGAGGAGAATGGGGTTGAGAGTGAATGGCTTCTGTACGACAGAGCAGATCCGACTCAGCCGATGAATGTTTCGACGCTAAATAGTTGGGCGAAGATTTTCAGTCGCATTCTCGGTGTTCCATTTTACTGGCACGCACTTCGGCACTATTTCACCACGAAGCTGTCAAAGTCTGGATTACCAGATTCTGTCATTCAAACAGTTGTTGGTTGGACTTCAGCTGAGATGGTGAGACTTTATGACGATACTTCCGCCGATGAACAAATTGGACAGTTCTTTGATGAAGGCGGGATCAGACAAGATATTAAGCCGACATCTATCTTTGATGTATAGCGGCTTAGGAATGAAAGGAAGTAAACATGGCAAAAGATGAAAACAGAATTCCAATAAAAGTATTTACTGACCGCGTACTTGACGCCGCAAGAGAGATCACCGGTATTACATACTACAAAAAGGATGCACAGCTTATGGTTGATGCGGTCTTGCTTGCTTTGGAACAGACGTTGGCAAATGGTGAGAGCATTTCTTTCCGAGGTTTTGGGTGTTTCGAAGCAAGAACATTGCCCCCAAGGACCATCACCAATCAGTTTGATACTTACGAAGTCCCGGAAAAGAAAGTACCGAGATTTCGTCCTGGAGCTCGCCTGAGACAAGAGGTCGCGCAGGGATTTGTTCAACCAGTAGAGCGTGATGTCTGATGGCTAAACAAAAACTTCAGGCGCGAAGCAAAGAAGATCCGGAGAACATGCATTATATGTGCATCGCTTGTCGGCGGGTTTACTCTAAGCAACGATCAAATTTTCAGACAGTACAGAGCCGTATGTATCGCGGGAACAACAACTACCTCCCATGGTGCAATAAGTGTGTTGACGAATTCTTTGAAAGATTGAAAAGCGAGCGTGGTCTTTCTAATGAAGAAGCGACCAGGCGGCTTTGCAGTAAATTTGACATTTATTGGAGAAAGTCGCTCTTCGGGGACCTCCCCACTAAGATACCGGCGACCAGTTCAATCCCAAGACAGTACATTCGAAAGACAAACCTAAATCACTATGCAGGGCTGACCTTCGATGACACACTTGAGGAGGAAGCGAAGGAAAGACTCGCCCAAGCTCATGCGGCTTTGGTTGATGCAGATGGAAAGATCGCATCTGATACTCCTGAGATTCCGCAAGAGCTTATTCAGAGGTGGGGTCCGGGTAGACCAGACGAGTCTTACTTCGACCTACAGCGACGCTATAATGAGCTGACAGATGGACGTCCGCTTGAACCGGCAACCGATCTATTAGTCAAACAGGCGTGTCTTTCCGCATATGAGATTGATCAGCTTCAAAAAGAAGGCAAGCCTTTTGAAAAGCAGCAGTCATCCCTCGTAAACATTTTAGGGTCTCTCAATTTGAAGCCTAGCCAGATCAAGGCGGACGAGAGAGATGCGGGGCTTGACAACATGCCTCTCGGCGTTGGCATCCAGCGTTGGGAACAAACGCGCCCGATACCGGAAGTGGCGGACGACTGGAAAGACGTAGACAAGATCCATGAAAACTATATTTGGTTTATGGGTGGCCTAACTAAAATGGTCGGTGCCGAAAGTAAGTATGACGAGGAGTACGAACAAGAAGTAGAAAAATATGATGTGACGCGACCGGACTATTTTGATGACGACGGCGGTGATGTTGATTGATTGAGTATACGCCAGTACAAACTATAGAGCTTGATTATACAAAGTCGCGGGAACAGAGAATACTTGAGGGCATTGCGGCGTGGACTTCTTTTTATAGGGAAAACCCGCATCGCTTTGTAAAGGACTATCTAAATATCAACCTGAAGCCGTTCCAGCAAATTCTTCTTATGGAGATGGATCAGAACAATTATACGGCCTATATTGCCGCAAGAGGTTTTGATAAACCTGGCCTCACTTTTCAGAAATGGAAAGCAAAGATAACCGGGGAAAATCGGTGAACGCTAAACCGAATGGCACGCCAACACCGAGGTAAGTTGTGTCGTAATAAGCACATCCGTCCGTAACGCATAGGCGCTGAACCTGTTATCAGAATAAAATGCGCCCACGAGTCTCCGGCACCCTAGCGATATTCGTGGGTGAAAATGTATGCTGACCTCATGCGAAAGTATGAGATGTGTCGGATAAAAAGCCGATACGATAACACATTGCAAGGCAAGAGCTTTCTAGCATCCGTATACTGTTCAACCCGATGCATTCTTTATCCGGGGACAAAGATTTGTATTGCCGCTGGACGAAGATCTCAAAGTATTAACATACTTGAGTATATACAAAATCAGCTTGTTCCAAACTCTCCAAATCTGAAAAATGAGATCAGGTCAATTCAGATCTCAAACCAGAAAGCGGAAGTGCTATTCCATAACGGTTCCTTCATTAAAGTTGTTACGGCCAGCGACTCGGCGAGAGGCGCACGCGCCCACATCATTCTGCTTGATGAGTTTAGGATGATAAGCGAGGAGACTGTTAATACAGTAATTAAGAAGTTTACATCCGACGAACGACATCCTCCGTTTGTTGATCGGCCAGAGTATAAACATTTGAGAGAGCGTAATAAACATATCTATTTAACAAGCGCTTGGTTTAAAGACCACTGGTCTTATAAGCGGGTTACAGATTATTATGAGCGAATGATGGAAGGCAAGGCGTACTTTGTTTGCGGCCTCCCCTATCAGCTTTCAATTAAAGAAGGTTTGTATAACGCAGAACAAGCCGCAGATGAAATGGCCGAGTCAACATTCAACGAAGCCCAATGGAAGCGAGAAATGGAATGTATGTGGACTGGCGACACAGAAGGGTCTTTCTTTAATTACGAGGCAATCAACCGCAACCGCAAAATCAAATACCCTCTTGTTCCATTTAGCATGTCCAGTAGATTTGGCGGTAAGAATATGACTATCCCTCGTAAGATTAAAGATGAGATAAGAATCATCTCTGCGGATATTGCGCTTATGCGTTCCAGCAAAAAGGTCGAGAACGATGCAACATCTATCTTCGTGAATCAAATGATCCCCAATGCTCGTGGGCGCTTCTACAACAATATTGTTTATACAGAAGCGCACGAAGGTGAGACTACGCAACGGCAAGCTTTGCGATTGCGTCGGTTGTATGAGGAATTCGAGGCTGACTACATTGTCATTGACGGCAAGGGTGTTGGCGCGGGTATCGTTGATCTGTTACTGGACGATGTTTACGACACCGACACCGGTGAAACATACGGTGCGTTGTCTTGCTATAACAACACCGAGCTTGCGGCCAGGTGTACAGATATGGACGCACCGAAAGCTCTTTATGTAATTAACAATCAGACAGCTCGTTTTAATAGTGAGTGCGCGTTCCTGTTGCGAGAAGGGTTCCGTTCAGGAAAAATTCGCCTACTCATGACTGAGTATGATGCAGAAGATATCCTGTCTGATTTGAAGGGTTGGGGTAGTCTTAATCCGATTGAGAAAACAAATTTCAGACTTCCCTACATCAATACAACTATGCTGGTTGACGAATTGATTAACCTCAAATACGAAGATACAGCAAACGGTGTTAAGGTGTATGAGAAGTCTGGCTATAGAAAAGATAGATACTCGTCGTTAAGCTATAACTACTGGGTCTCTTCGCAACTAGAGGATCAGTATCGAAAGAAGCGCAAAGGGGATATAGACCTTAGCGTTCTTTTTGCTTGTCAACGACAGCCTAAGATTATGTAAAGGAGGTGAACAGCGTGGAGAAAAAAGCTATCATTGAAGAAACTCCTGTTGGAGATAAACCGAGGCAGACATTTGATCGGACCGACACATTTAGGATGCCGGAAAACTTCAAATACTTGAACCATCTTATAACGAGAGATTTAAATCGCAGATACGATAACCCGATATTCCGTAAATACAACAAGAAAGATGTCCTGCACTTTTTAACAAACCCGTACAAGTTCGAGAGACAGATTAGAGATGCCTGTATCGCAGTATATGGTGCGAGTTCTTATTTTCGTAGACTTATTTCGTATCTAACGATGCTTAATGATTTTGCGTATGTTGTTTCTCCAAATGGCAGGAATGTAGATAGACGAAATCAAAAAACTGTTAAGCGAGAGTTTGATAAAGTACTTCGCGACATGGAGGCATTTCAAGTAAAATCTCAGCTTCCGAAGATCCTAACTGTTTGCCTGCGAGAAGATGTGTTCTACGGAACTCTTTGGGTGACGAGCGACAATATCACTATTCAACGACTTCCTTCTAATTATTGCAAGATTGCGTCGATCGTTGGAAATGTATTTAATGTTAATTTCGATTTTTCGTATTTTGATAAACACCCGTGGAATCTTCCATTCTACCCAGAAGAGTTTAGACTTAAATACGACTTCTATAAAGCTGATAAAATTCAGAATCGCTGGATTGAACTTGATGCGCCAACCTCTTTTGCGGTTAAATGTACGAGCGATATTAACAGGTATCCTCTCCCTCCGTTCGTTGGTATACTGCCGGAGCTTTATGATCTGGAAGGATATAAAGCTTTGAAACTCACCAAAACAGAATTGGAGAATTATGCAATTCTCGTTATGAAGCTTGGCCTTAATAATGATGGTAGTTGGCAAATGGATCTTGATAAAGCCGTAGACTTTTGGAGGAACCTTGACGGGGTACTTCCCGACGCTGTTGGATCCGTCCTATCTCCGATGGGCGTGGAGAAGATTTCGTTCGACAACTCTAACAAGGCGCAGTCGAATGCAGTAGCCGACGCAACCAATGAGTTGTTTAGTGCGGCGGGTGTTTCTTCTCTACTGTTCAACAGTAATAAGTCTTCCAGTAATGCACTGCTCTTGTCCATTAAGGCTGACCAGGGTTTGGTCTATGGCATTGTAAAGAATATCGAAGATGTAATTAACAGGTACATCCAGTCCTTGACCTACGGCAAGTATTTTAAAGTTACGATTCTCGACACCTCTCCTTTCAATCGTGATGAGGTTGGCGGGCAGTATCTTAAGATGTGCCAAGTCGGGATGCCTATGGTGTCCTATCTTGCGGCTGCATATGGAATGCCGCAGAGCGACCTGTCAAACATGAACTTCCTCGAAGATACTATCCTTGGTATTAAGGAGAGGTTTATGCCGTTGAGGTCGACTAATACAATGCCAGCAGAATCGCAGGAGCGAGGACGCCCAGAGGCAGAGATGGGAGAGTTAAGCGACAATGGTGAACTTGCCAAGGAGCAAGACGAAGAGTAATAAGACGGGAAGAAAGGCAATATGAAATTCATTTATGTAATGACAGAAGATGACCGGGATAAATTGAAGAGTCTCGGTTTTCGTTTTATAAGCAATCAAATTGGTGGAATGTTATGGGTGTTTGAAAACGACACTGACATTGAGGTTAATCTTGATGAAGAACTCGATGTTTACGTTCTTTCAAATACGCTGATGTTCTAAAAGTTTTGAGCAAGGAGGTGATTGGATAAACACTCGGTTGCTCTTTAATTCTTCGCTTGACAATATTATCAAGTGTAACGACTCATTTGATTACGGCGTGCTACGAATTGCGTACCATGGCGAAAATCGAAATGGGTCTTTTATTTCGCGTGATACCATGGAGCGATGTGCCAAGAAGTCTATCTACAATGTTCCGGTTGTAGCAAACTACCACCGGGAGACTGATAGCATTGGGGCGCACGACGCAGAGATTATCCGCAAGAAAGGGACTCCGACTTTGGTGAACATCACACAGCCGATTGGCGTGGTGCCGGAGTCTGCTGATTTCTGGTGGAATAAGGTAGCAGAGGATGATGGGACCATCCATGAATATCTTTGTGCAGATGTCCTGCTATGGAAACGGCAGGAGGCTTACGCCAAGATCAAAGAGGACGGCATCACCGCACAGTCTATGGAGATCGGTGTCAACCAGTGCCATAGAGAGAATAAGCTACTGATTGTTGAGGACTTTGAGTTCCAAGCATTCTGCCTCCTTGGAAACGCTGAACCTTGTTTTGAATCCGCATCGTTGGCGACATTTGATAAAGATGAATTCTATACGCAATTTGCTGCTATGCTTTCTGATTTGCCGGATGCGATTACACATTACACAAAGAAGGGAGTGAGCAACATGGACATTAAAGAGAAACTCCAACTTATGGAGAAGTACAATATCACTCTTGAAGACATTGATTTTGAGCTTGATGAGTTTTCTATTGAGGAACTCACAAAGAAGTTTGAAGCTATGAAGTTTGATGGAGAGAGCGGCGACGACGCCAGCGGGACAGAGACCGATAACGATGAGACCGGGGATCCTGACACTACAGAACCTGAAGACGGTGATGATTCTGGTGATGACGGTGATGACGGTGATGATGAAGATGGCAGTGATGATTCTGATGACGACGTGCCCGTAGATGATGGAGATGATGACGTGGCGACCGGCGCTCATGGCGTTGCAGTTAAAACTCGTAAAATTTATCTGCTTGACAGCGAGTTCCGGCGTGAGCTTTACGACGCTGTGTCTGTAGAGATGGTACATGATGAGGACGGCTTCTCTTATCCACGCTACTTCATCATTGACCACGACGCTTCTTTGAGCACTGTTTATTGTGTCGACACTGCAAATCATTGGATCACTATGGGTATCCCCTACTCTATGAATGGGGATCATGTAGTCATTGATTTTGCAAATGCCAAGCGTGTGAAGGTTGTGTTTGAGGAGTTTGACGAGGGCACTATTAGTGACGACAGCCTCGGTTTTGAGGCTGCGGCCAGCGAGTTTGCCCGTATCAAAATTGAGCACGCGACCAATAAGGTTTCAGCAGAACTTGAGGAGGCCAATGGTAGGCTCGCGGCTATCGTCCGCAATGAAGCGGAGAAGGAGCTGTTTGCCAAGTTTACAGATCTGAGTGACGTCGAGGCGTTCCAAGATTTGTATGAGAATCGAGCACAGTTTGATCTTGAGACCCTTGAGGATAAGTGTTATGCCATTCGTGGCAGACTTGGGAAGTTTTCTTTGGCCCCTCAGAAGGGTGTACAGAAACTGCCCGTTGATTCTAATGTTGAGGTCGAGCCCGAACCCTACGGTGGTCTGGTTCGTAACTATATCTGATTTTTTAAGGAGGGAACGAAAATGGCGTATACCGTTTTTCGCAGTGATAACCTGCCGGGCATCGACAATCGCGCATACATCACTTCCGTGCGTGTCGTGGATGGTAGCGGCAACCCCATCGCAGTAGAAAATGGCACCATCGTTAAGGTTGGTGCAAAGATTGCTGGTAAGCATGACCTGTATTCTGCTGTGGTGGCTGCTAGTACTGACACCGATCTGACCAAGCTGGCCGTGATTGGCACTCCCGAGCTGATCTATGACGAGTCCACCTATCATAATCTGGACGAGTTCATCAACCCGGCTGGTAAGGCTGCGGCTGCTTATATGCTGGGTCGCGGCGGCGACTTTGCCGTTACCAAGGAGGGTTTTGTTAGCGCAACTGCTCCTTCTGCTACTGGCGGTACTGTCGGTATTGGCACTGGTGGTAAGATTAACGCTTCCGGTTCTGGCCTGGGCACTGTCCTGGCTATCGAGAACGTCGGCCGTTATACCTTCTACACCATTCGTATGTAATTTTGGAAGGAGGTTTTGAGTATGCCTAAAGTTGATTCCAATCTGGTGAAGCTTGCAACTGATCTCGGCAAGGGTACAGTTGAGAAGTATTCTGTTTCTGAAGCAAATGAGGCGCTGCGTCAGGCTCTGATCGACATCAATGGCGGTGTTGAGCTGGGCTATAAGCAGATGCGTGACGGCGTTCATAATGGTCTGTTCGCTCTGATTGAGGAAGTTCTGCCCAACCTGGTTATTGAGGGGCTGACTGAGAACGACTTCTTCAATCAGTTTGTTGAGATGCGTAATGTCGCGGCTGGCGACCAGCCTACCTTTACCGTGAATGATGTGAACTGGTATGAGGTTACTACTGTTGCTCCCGGTGTCCGTGGCCTGCGTCGTCAGAGACTGGGTGGTGCTTCCACCAAGACCATCGAGACCGAGCTGCGCGGCGTCCGTATTTACGAGCCTCTGCGTAGACTGCTGGCTGGTCGTGTTAACTTCAACGACTTTATCAATCGTGTTAGTGAGTCCTATCGTCAGCAGATTCTGAACGACATTTATGCTTGCTGGAGTGGTATTACTTCCAGCACTGACGGTATGGGTGGTACTACCTACTTCCCCGCCGCCGGTACTTATAGTGAGAATACTGTGCTGGATGTTGCGGCTCACGTCGAGGCTGCTTCTGGTAAGCTCCCGATTATCCTCGGTACAGCTAAGGCTCTGCGCAATCTGGCTCCGTCTGTTCAGGGTGCCGATTCTAAGTCTGACCTGTATAATATGGGGTTAAAAATTGCCTAATTAGCTCCCGTTCATTGAAAAATGTTCGACAAAATACCTATTGAATTGCTGGAAAACCCTAAAGCCTATTACGCTACAGCATAAGACTGAAACGTCTAGGTGCGAACGCGGCGAAAGCAGAAAGAAGTAGTAGGATGGAATAAGGTTAAACCCTAAGTTCTGTTGCAGTGGGCAATCAGCAGCCAAGCTCCGAACAGGAGAAGGTTCAGAGACTAAGCGCTCCGCAAGCTATTGGCGGAGACTGTGGTAGGCTACCTAAGAATAGGTAGAAGATATAGTCCTTTCTCTATCGAGAGATAGAGGGTGTGTTTACACCAGCAGGGTCTAGCGAACCCGTTATAGTTAGTTGTTTTATTATCGGAAGAAAGGAAGATTAATTGAAACTCCCAAAAGACTTAACTGGAATGAAGTTCGGCCGTCTTACTGTGCTGTGCCGTGCAGAGGATCGTGTTTACAAGGATGGTAGAAAAAGAATTGCTTGGAATTGTAGATGTGATTGCGGAAACACAAAGGAAGTACTCGGTGAAAACTTAAAAAGCGGATATACTAAATCATGTGGTTGTTTACAAAAAGAAAAAGCAGCGATGGCACAATTGAAACACGGGGAAGCCGATTCACGCTTATATAATGTGTGGAGTGCAATAAAAAGGCGCTGTTTCAATAGTACAGTCCCGGAGTATCACAGATACGGTGGACGCGGGATTACTATGTGTAACGAGTGGCTTGATTACGAAGTGTTTAGCAACTGGGCTCGTGCGAATGGTTATAGAGATGACGCTCCTCGTGGAGAGTGTACGATTGATAGGATTGACAATAATGGTGACTATTGCCCAGATAATTGCAGGTGGGTAAATCAACAAGACCAAATGAATAATGTTAGCTATAACCATTATGTCACATATAACGGAGAAAACCACACTGTCGCAGAGTGGTCACGCATTTACAACATACCATATACAAGGCTACTTCAAAGACTTAATAGATATAAGATGACTCCTGAAAAGGCTTTGTCTAAATAACAAAACAACAACTAACTATATTGCTAAAAAACAAGATTACGGCAAATTCTACGGCTACGACACCTTTAGACTGCCCAACCGTCATGCTGTTGGTACTACCAACTTTATCTTCCCGGATAATGTTCTGCATATTATTGGTACCGATGGCAAGCCGATTAAGATGGTCTATGAGGGTAACAGCATTATCAAGCTGACTGATGCTCTGGATAATGCCGATATGACTCAGGAGTACGAGTTCTACGACATGTACGGTCTGGGCATCGTTACCGCCGGCAACGATGGTATTGGTCGTATTGAGATTTCTTCTTAATCTATCAGAAGGCTGAATCTATGTAGATACAATTTTAGGGGCCCCGCATAGGGGCCCCTTATGAATGAAAGGATATTATAAATGGCGACGAAAAAGAAACTGGAACCCGCTACCGCAAAGGATGATTCTAAGACCGAGACTGTGGCGGAGAAGGACGAGGCTGTCGAGGCAAAAGTCACGGCAAAAAAGGCAACGTCTAACTCCACCAAAAAGACCCGCGCAAGAAAGAACCTTGATCATAATATGTTTGTCACTGTCCGTAACGGATTTCATGGCCCGTTGTATTATCGGGATCATAACACCTCTGAGGAACATTTTTGGCCTGAGTTCGGTGACGAATCTGATATGACACTTGGCACGCTTATGAATGCGAGAGGAAGTCAGAGAAGATTCTTTAGTGATAACTGGTGGCTGATTGACGACCCTGATGTAATCGAGTATCTCGGAGTTAGTAGGTATTACAAAAACGCACTCTCGTACGACGACTTCTATGAGATTTTTGAGCTGCCTTACGATGAGATTAGGAAAAAGATTGAGGGGCTGTCTGATGGCCAGAAGCGTAGCGTGGCTTTCATGGCTAAAGAACAAATCGAGTCTGGAGAACTCTCAGATCTTAACATCGTGAAGATGCTCGAGGACGTTCTTCATACTGAGCTTATTGCCGGTAGGTGATGCCTTTGGCCTTATCATTTGATGTCTTCATCGAAGCTTTTCTAAACAAAGTCACATCTTATGACTTTGTTAATATCGATGAGGAAGATTTCTACCAACAGGTCGATCAATTCTTATTTGCTGCTTGTGCTGATTTTGAAAATATCTTTAGGCGTCGGACCGGGCTTTCCTTCGCCGATAAAGACTTAGAAGAAAGATGCTTTAATTGGGATCTCCCAGATTTTATTGACGAGTATAATCGCCAGCGTCTTGATGATGCGATTGTGAAGGATGAGGTTGTTGATATCATTTCGGAGGGCATGTTGCTCAAATGGTTGAAGAGTTTCGTTTTTGCGAGTAACACTTTTGATCTGAGCAACTTCATAAAGACGAAGGATTTCAGCCCCTACTCCCCTTCCAATTTTATTGCTACGATGGGCGACTTATACAATAGCACAAGATCGAATTATAAGAACCTGATAAACGAGTTCTCCTATGAACATGGAGAACTTCATAAGCTTCATATGTAGGCAGTAACATGATTCCCAATGAACTCATGTTGCGCTACCTGGAACGAACTGTTGGCCGTCTTTATAAGATATTGCCGATGAAAGAAGACAACGAGGATACGATACACGAGTATCTCGATAGCCTCCTTGTTGAGCTTGTCGGCGTTGAACTGCTCGAACGATTATCCGACCAGCCGTACTATGTCGGCATCCTTGGCATTGTGTCCTACCTGTCTGAGCACATTGATTCTTGTTCTGTAAAAAAGGTTAAGCGAAATGTCTTTCGCGCTATTGAACTTTGCAAGAAACTCCAAGACTTCTACCGGAGGTGATGCCTTTGTCCTGTTTGGAACGATATCAATTCCGTATGAGGGCCAAGGGTGCCATACCTCGTGAGAGCTGGCTAAAGAACACTCAGGCTTGGATTAACACGAAGCTCCCGGCGTCTCTTTCATATTACACAGCTGAAATTGACGGTGAGGAACGACAATGTGCAATCATTAGTTCCCGACATGACACAATGAAAAAGATCATCACAATGCCCGGGGAACACCTTACCAATGGCACGTATGTGAAGTGGGCCGACGAGATTTGGCTTATCACATCCGTAGATCCGCAGTCAGAAGTTTATCAAACCGGGTCTATGACTCAGTGTAACTATTTACTGAAATGGGTTAACAACAATGGCGAGGTTGTGTCTCGTTGGGTTATCGCACTGGATGGTACCAAGTATCTGACCGGTGAGTACGACCAGAGCACTATGACACTAGGCGATTCAAGATTGCAGCTCACTATGCCACGAGATGACGAAACGGTTTTGGTAAATCGCGGGGCTCGTTTCCTGATAGACGACCCTGACGCCGACCAACCTATGGCCTATGAGTTGACCAAGGTTAACAGAAGCGGTTCTGTATATGGTGGGCACGGAGTTTTTGTCCACATGTTGAGCGAGGATAACCGGCAGGATGAGCACGACAATTATGAGCTGATGATTGCGAACTATTGGGACCGCATTGGTCAGTTTTCTGTACAGTTCAATAATGCGAACGACCCTCTGACGTTGGCCGTTGGAGACGCTTTTGTTTTGGAAGCTGAGGTATACAAAGATGGGAGTGTGTTTGAAGATGGAGTTGTCGAGTTTTCAAGTAGCAATAAGGATGTTGTTGTGGTATCTGATGACGGGGCGCTAACAACTGTCTCTTCTGGAGAAGCGGAGATTACAGCGACCTACCTAACATTCAGCAACACAATTAACATTGTTGTTACTGATGAACATGATCCTGATCCCGGTCATACTAACCATCACATTTCGTTTGGAGACCTTGACCAAACAGATTCTGCGTTGGTCGGTTCTACTATTCAACTTAAGGCGGAGTTGTACTCCGATGGAGTTAAGGATGACACTGCTGAATTTACGTACCTTATTGATTGCGATACGACTATTGCTACTATGAGTGTGGTTGATGGTGTTGCAACTATTAACGTCAATAGGAACCGTAAGAACATTGGAGAATCGTTTATTATTACTGCAACATGCAGTCAGACAGAAACGACTCATTCCAAAGAATTGATTGTAAAGGGGTGGTCGTAATAGGCTTACTTTATCCTATACGGGAAGTAAAGGACCGTGTAGTCGAGATGATACTTTCCTCACAGAAAGTCGTTGATCTCATTGCGGACGATAAGTATAAGACCGCCCCAGCCCCTGGCTTAATGTATCGCAGAGTTTTTCCATTCGTCTTTATTCCGCAAACAGTTGATCGTGCATCTGCGTTGGTTTGTGTCGAGGCTAATATAACCTCAGTCAAAAGCGATACTGTGTGCGACGTTGAGTTAATCATCGTTACGATGTGCCATGGAGACACGATGCGCACAGACTTCGGAACACGCATTGATGCGCTTGCAGACGAGATAGATGAGTTGTTTAATCATAGTCGGGAACTTGGCATTGGCAGAGTGACTCCTTCCGTCCGTTATCCTACTGATTACTCCCTACCCAACTACGGCTACGTTGCTCGCAAGGTGAAATACACGATACCAAACTTCAATTTCAGATTTGGAGCTACCTACGATGGTTAGAGATTTTTCTCTACTAGAGTTGAATTATCCCGGGTCTCTTGAGATTGACAATGTTGGTTTTGTGCGATGCCCGACCGTAGAGGAAATAGTTAAGTGCAGGATTCAGCTCGCAGAGGACGCAGTTCTCCACGGGGAGGACGCTTATAATTACCACCTTGAACTGCTCGTTGTGACACGGGCAAAAGTATTAGAGCGATACAACGATCTCGTTGACGAGGATGTGTTAAAACAGCTCGAAGAATTATCGTTGTTTAACGTCCTAATCCTCATTCCAGAATTACGAGAACAGCTCACAAACAGCCTCAACTTCTTCTTTGAAGAGGAGGTTGTTTTTGATTTAGAGTCTGGTGTATTCCGACTATTTCAGGATTACTCTGATGAGGTTGGAATTATCAATAACGACAACTTTGTGGCCGTAAAGAATCTGATTCTAAAACGGTGCCACGTTACTCCTCCAAAAGTAACGGAAGGCAAGCGCCGTACCAAGAAGATGATTGAGTACGACAAAAAGTTGGAAGAAGGACGCCGCCGTTCCCGTAAATGGAAAAACGAGCAAGAAGCTATGGAACTGGGCAACATTGTTTCAAAGCTTGCTGCCAGGGTTCGAGGTGCTGACATAAACGACATCTACTCGTGGACGATCTATCAAGTATACGAGCAGTTTGGCGAGATTAATGTCGGAATCCAAATCGATACTATCATGAAGCGCTGGTCTACATGGGGGCAAGATGAGTTCGATTTCTCTATGTGG